AAAGTGTTGTTAGTTGCTGCAGCGTAGGTAAGGATTTCCTCTTCTATCTGTAAGGTTCCTGATGTAGCAAAGAAAAGTGTAAAGTCAGGAACATTAACTGTCATCACACTTGCTGCGGTTGTTCCTACTGTTAATGTTGATGTTTCTCCTACTGTCAGAGTAGTCGCAACTGTAGTCTCCGGTCTTAAAGGTGTACCTTGAGGTATCGGCAACGCTGAGTAGTAAGGATAGAGAAGCATGTTCCTGTAGATACCTAATGCTCCACTAAACAAAGGATGTGAACCCATAGCGCCTTTGAATCTCTCTAAGGCATCTTTGATTGCTGACATGAAAATTGTGTTTTGGCTTAAACGAAAATCCTCTATCTCGCCAAAAACAATACCGTAGATAGGGATACTTCTTCCGTTAACTTTGTTGACCTTCAAAGGAAGTGCGCCTTGGCGGATAAGAGCCATACGGATAAGCTCTATTTCTCCTATGCCAAAATAATCGCCATCGTGTGAGTTTAAGTCATCCGTAGAATCATTAACATCACCGGCTGTGCTTCCTGCGTATAGAGTCTCAATGTTGTCATCAGTTAGAATGGTGGTGAAGATATCATTGTCCATCTTCCGGGTCATCCATTCCTTTAGTAATCCCCCTGCTGATTTGATTACGCCATAATTGGCTTGACGAGTAGCTTTCCATGTAACGCCAACTGCATGCCTTACGACATCAACGCTTACGGTAAATGTACCGATTGCCATAGCTTCTTCAGTATCTCTTAAGCGAGTCTCTCCGGTGACACCAGTACCCATCAACTGGGCAATAGTGTTGAAGCTAAGCTGATCACCTTTTTCTTTTAATGGTCCGGGCTTATCAACGATAGGCATTCTTGACCCTTCTTTACCGGCCAGAGAACCCCAGAAGGATTCACGATTACCATCTGCTAAAATACCTTCTGCCCAAAATTCCGGGATAGCTGCATCAAGCTCGGATATCCCTGTCGTGTTCATTTCACTTGCTCCCATTTCACATCTTACGATGTTCCAAAGGAGTCTCAAAAGCTCGTAAAATTTCTTCATTATTTGCCTCCTACATTTGCTACAATACTTTGCCTATTCTTCGGCACCTACCTGTTTCCTATCGTATGCATCTCTTTCTTCTTCCGACAGTTTCAGGTACTCTTCTTGCCCCAATTTTCCACCTGCGCCTGCTGGACCGGTCTTGCCCACTTTGCCAAGGATTTTCTTTCCGTCCTTGCCTATCTTAACTCCTGCCTTTTTAGCTTCTTCGATTGAAGTAGGAGTTATACCAAGTTCAGCCGATGCTTCAATTGCGGCCCACAGTTGTCCGTTAGGATGGGTCTCTAATAAAACGCCATCACTCTCTCTTGTCGTACAATACTCTTTCTCGTAGATTTCCTTGGCACGCCCACGAAACGCCTCATTATAAGTCGGGTTAGCCTCGCCATCCTTCCCTTTAGATACAAGGTCAGGAAACAACTTAACTAACTTTTGTGCTGATGTGGCCCTTGATTGCAAGTATTCATTATTGGCCTTATTCTCAGCCGCCGCCTTAGTTCGAGTTTCTTCAATAACATCATCAACGATGTCCTGAATCCTTAAAGTCATCAACTCAAGAAACCCTTTGCCTTTGTCTCCACCCTCTTCGAAGTATCCTCCGAATTTATTCTGGTGGTCCTCGGTAAACCTTCGTGTCTTAGCTACAGGTTTCTTCTCAACCTCTTTGCCTTCTGCTCCAAGCTTGACATTTCCGTTATCGTCAAAGAATACAGAAATACCGGATTGCTTCAAGCTATCTCTAATCTCAGCCAAATGCTTTTCAGTTTTGGTGGTCTTGCCTGTTAAGACTTGATGGTCACCAGAAACTTCTTTCAGCTTGGCAAAAATTTCATCTTTGGTTGTATCCTCAGTGAAATCAAACCCTTCGTATTTGTTCTCAACTGGTTCTGGCTCTGGTTCGGGTTCCGGCTCTGGGTCTGGTTTTGGCTCCGGTTCCGGTTCTGGTTTTGGCTCCGGTTCTGGGTCTGGTTTTGGGTCCTCTCCTCTCTGGTCTAAAAGTATCACCCATAGAAACTTAAAAAACTCTAACACTATACACCTCCTGCGGTTAAAGCGGATGAAACTGTTAGCCATCTAACAATTCCATTGATCGCTATGATTACGCAACTTGATATTAAAAAGAAAGGAGCATAAGGGAGCGAAGTCCTCCAAAGAGTATTCTTCCTATATGCCCTAATCAGAAATCTCGATAATATAAAAGCAGGAATGGCTATCCATCCTAAGAATGCGCCACCCATAGCCATTAGCTTTACATCTCCACCGGCTATCAATTCTTCATGGCAGAAACAAGCTCCTATTGTGAATAAAGACAATGCCCATACCCAATCTCCTGTTAGCATCATGCCCCAGACGATTGCCGGGAGTACGATAATATTAGGGATTTTGTATTCCTTAATATCAGTTATGGTCAGCAAGATTACAAGTATTAAAAAGATACCGATTACCACTTATAGCACTCTCCCTTTCTTTGTGTTCGCTGGGCATTGTACCCCTGCTTGTTGTCTCTTCCCTATCTTGAACCCGGCTACTCTTCTTTGATAGCTTCCTTTGTGTGGCCCTGTTCCATCTCTTTGCCCTCGAATATTCTTACCCACTATTTACTCCTTTGTTTTTTTATCATGACTTTAAGTTCTTTCATAAAAGTTTCTACATGAACACAAGTCCAACCTTTAGGTAGAAATGCTTTTTTAAATTTACATCTCTGAGTATGTTTGAGCATATGTTCTACTAATTTTATCATTTTTCTTTAACTTCATTTACTATAAATCTGTTCGCTATCGTATGCTTCTCTTTCAGTCGGGTTAAGAGCCAGGTACTCTTTCTTATCAAGCTTACCTGCTGAGCCTATCAATCCCATCTTCTGGACCTCAAGATGCATAGACTTAGTTGTCTTGTTATCCCTCTCGTCAATAGACTTGCTGGTTACCTTGACCACTATCTCAAGCCTGCACAGCTTGCCTATCTCTTTGCTCATAAGCTCTTCCGGAGCTTTGTCAAGATAGAGGGTAGGATATATCTTCTTAGAGCTTTCTTTTACAGGTGGTTCTACTGCTTCTCCACCTCCATACTTATCGATTGTCCCTATATCTATTAACTTCATCATCTTAATCACCTCCTAATATTTGTCCTACATGGTTTCTCGCTCTTCCGCCTGTCTGCTTGTACCAGGGAGTTTCTTTTCTGTCAATCTTGTCTGGATTGGTGTATTGCATCTCTAATGCTGCCCGGGAATAATCTTGCTCCCCGATAGCTTTCTGCATACCTCCAAACTCATTCAATGTTGGTAACCCCATGTTATAAGCCATGTCAATTAAAACATTCCTCTGGCCTTCAGACAGTTTAATAAAGTTATCGAGTCCCGAGAAGGTGATTGAGTCTTTAATAGCTGCGGTATATTTTTTTTGAAACAATGATTCAGCTTCCTTCTTACTATATTCTCTTTTGCCGGATACTACATCTTTTGGGATTCCACCTTCATCCATATTAAAACCCCAGCCTATGGATTGGTTATCTCCGCCTGGGTCCTGGTATGGCGCTGATCTCCACCCCTCATACCCTTTGGTCATACTCCTTCCTGCTGATGTTGAATACTGCTGATAGTTCGGATTACCTGCCATAGATTCTTTCCCTTTCTCTTTCAAGCTCGTCCTGCTTGGTCTTAAGCTTTGCTGCTTCAACCTTATTGACGCTTTTTTTGACTGCTCCAACGATGACATTGAGCATATGTTTCTCATGGTCCAGCTTCTTAAGCTCATCAATAGTAGCAGAATCAGCGGTATCCAGAGAAGTAAGCGCTTTTCGTTTTTCGATATGTTTCTTATAATCATCTAATATCTCCACAAACTCCGGCCAACCTGAATTTGGACTGCTTATCAACCTTTTAAGCTTTGCCACTTTGGTAGCTGCTTCCTCGAGAAGTCTTTCTCTAAACTTCTTAAGCTTCTTTTGGTCCGGCTGGCGCAACAAGTTTTTTAACATTTCCACCTCCGACTTGGCTCTTAACTAATTCAATCGCATCTGCCTGCGGTACTCCCTTCTCAATTAACTGCTTTATCGCTATCTCTTCTGCTTTAGGCTTCTTACTCTGCTCTGATTCTTTAGACATCCTCTCCATCTCTTGGATTATATCCTCACGCTTTGGTAGTAGCTTCTGCCAATCCCTGATACCCCTGGCCTGGTAGCCTCTTTTTAATATCTCCCAGGTGAACATAAGATTGCCACCTACCATTGGATGAACAAGATACCTGTCCTGCAAATCATTGGATATCATAATGTTTCTATTCTTATCTGATGTTAGGGTAGTACCGTTCCATATCCAGTTAAACTTGTTCCACCCTTCTAAATCTTCAGGTTGCCAATACTTACTCTGTCCATCAGCTTGCTCTTTCTTCGTAGGAAAGGTTGCCTGCTCTGCGCCTGCTCCTCTAATCTTCTTATCAAGGTCATCTGGCATACGCTCATAGTAATATCCGGCTGTCCATTGACATAGTTTTTTCAATACATTGTGGCACCGGCCTACAAATCGGTTCATGCCTATGTTGCCTTCATAGATTGTTGAGTCAACTTCACCCTTAGTCTTTCCACCTTTACCACCTTGCCCGGTTGACCATTGAGATATATTGGATATCCTTTCTGCGTAGTTGACCAAAGAGTTCTCTATCTCTATGCCTACTGCCTTGACATCGCCTACCTCAAGGGTCCTTATATCGCCTGTTGATGTTTCTTCCCATATTGCTCCCGGGAACACCCCTGGCTGGTCGAGGTCAGAATCAGCAGATTTCTTTTTAACAAATATCTTCTGCATTGATATCCAGGCATTATTCATTATCGTATTCTTGAAGTCATTAAGCTCGTACTGGGTTTTGAATAGCTTATCCACAAGAGAACGACCATCAAACCCGTTTGACTCTTCATAAAAGTCCCGGATATATACCCGGTCTGTGCTTGGCATTCTCTCATATTCCCAATAGCCGATATATAGAATTCTCTTGGTTGCATAGTCTACTATTATCCTTACTTCCTGCTCTATGGTATCTCTGTCGGTTAAGTCAATCTGGTTCTGTTTGTTGAATGGTAGCCTGCCATACCAGTTAAAGCATTCTCTTGGCTTTGAGCGCATAGTTACTGCTTCCTTTACCCCACCACCTCCGGATGCCTCAAGCGTCTTATTGACTATAAAGTCTACTTCGGTTTTGATAAACTTCCCATCATTAGCTTTATTAAGCATTTCATTCAGGGTTATCCATGTCCTATCACCCTCAAAAAAAGGCTTATCGCCTTTGCCTGCATTGTTATCCCAGATGTAGTCTTTGAAGATTATATACTTTAGCTCGGCTGCATCCTTAGTTTCTACATCCTTCTTAACCCAGACATCAACCATTTCAGGGTTAGGCTGGTATCCATTGGCTATTAGCTGTGCAGCTTTGAAGTCTTTCTCCGGGTCATC